CCCGATGCTTCCAGATATTCGGCGAACGCACTTTCCTTCTGGGTTTTCGACCCAGCGTTCTTGACGCGATCCCACGACTGGGTGCTTTGCGCCGCCCTGGACTTGCCCTGGGGTGCGGCGTTCGGGCGAAGGCTCTTGCCCTTGGCAGAGCGAACCTTCTGCATCTGACGGGTCATGGCCTTGTCGTATTTGCTGGCCTTGTCCTTCAGATCGGCAACATATGCCAAAGCCTTCAGGTCGCGTGCATTCATCCCTTGCGACAACTCACCCAGATCATAGCCAAGTTCCGCCGCCACGCTCATGGCGCGGTCGATGAAAGGCTGGCGAGTTTCCGGGTTTGCAATCTCGGGAATCTGCATCAGTTCGCGGTCGCGCTGCTGCACGAACGTCTGATGCGCTTCCTGATCGGCTTCCTGACCGAATGCTCTTACTTGCTGCACGAGGTCGTCGTGCTGGGCTTTCTGGGCACGGTATTGCGCTTCCTGCGCGATATAGGCTTGCGGGTTTTGCTGGGCCAACGAAGGATCGGGCGCTTGCGGCGCAAAGTTCGCCACGAACTGATCCAGTTGGGTTGCATATTGCCGCCTTGCCTGCGCGTCGGCTGCAGCTGCGCGGGACTCTGCCTCACGCTGGGCGTTGCTCGCCTTCGTCGTGGCCTCTTGGACCTGTGTGTTGCGGCGGGTTTCACTCGCGGCCCATGCCTGCTGGGCTTCCGTGGGAAGCTGCGCAAAGACCTCTTTTTCCTCCGCGTTCAGGCTGACAGGCGCTTCAATGGCCGGGGCTTCCGGTTTGTCGTCCTCGCCTTCCTGTTGTTCTTCTTCTTCGTCTAGTTCGGGTTCCTCCGCCTCATCGACTTCGGGTTCCTCGACCTCTTCCTGCTCATCGTCTTCGCCAAACAGGAAATTCTCAAAATCAGCCGCCTTCTCTTCCACGCTAACGGGGGAGGAAGCGGCTTCCGTTGCCGGATGGGCCATACTTCACAGTCCTTCTAAGGATTGACGACACCTCGCGGCGTGGTCAGATAGCCCGCAGAATACGGGCGGCTTCATCGCGCTCGGCTTGGCGCTGACGGTCTACCGTCGCCTTGCCGCTCACGATAATCTGGATCACCTCACGCTCCAGTTCGCGGGCCATGCGGTCGGCTACGGCGAACTCGTAAAGCTTGTCGTTGTCGCGGTGCCCCACGGCACTGGCGGATTCGAAATAGGTCTTGCGCAGGCCAGCGATCATGTCCGCAAGCCCGCCCTGCTCGCGGTAGAACGCATCCCAGCGAATACCGCGCTCCACAGCGTCAGAGCCGCTTGCAAGGCGCTCGGGCGATACGATGGCAAGACCCTGCTTGCGGGCCAGCCAGAGGGTAAGGCGGGTCAGGAGTTTCACTTGTCTAGATCCCCACCCGTCCGGTTTACGCTCATCCTGGCTTCATTCTCCGCACGCTGCGATGCCAGACGGGTTTCCATCTCCATCTTCCGCTCGGCCAGCGCAAATTCGCGGTTCATCTTCTCAACCGCCAGTTCGGCTTCAAACTCTGCCTCTTCGCGGGCAAGCTGCTGCTTCAGGATCGCCTCTTCGCGCTGCGCTTCAAGCTTTGCCGCCTGCATCTGCTGGTCGGCCTGTTGCTTCTGCTGCTGCATCTGCATTTCAGCCATGGCCTTCTGCTCTTCAGGTGAAGGCTTGTCCTGCTGCGGCGGGCGCTGGGCGGGATCGTAAAGGAAGTCGTCCCCCTGCCCCAGCCCGGTGTCGCGGGCCATGCCATCGAACCACTTGAAGATGTGCTCTGGACCTGAAAGCCCCTGCGCCATCGCGTTTGCCATCGGTTCCGCCATCGCCATGCGATACTGAATCCGCTTGTCCTTGGAATTGCTGCCGAGGCCCACGCTCACAATCATGTTCACGTCTTCAGGCCACTGCGAAGGATCGACCTCGCGATACTGCCCGTCCACCTTGACGCGGAACGGCTCGCCTTCCTTTCGCATCAGGCGGTATTTCTTGACGAACAGCCGACCGATTGTCTCGGCGAATTGGCGCGCAATCGCTTCTTCGTTCTGCTGGCCCTGAGCCTGCATCATTGCGGTGCCGGTTGCGGTCTTGTTCAGCGCGTCGGCATCAAGGCCCTGATTAAGCCGCGTAATGCCTGTCAGGCTTTCACGCTCACCCGTGATCCATTCCATGACCGCCAGCGACTTGGCAGGATCGAAGCCGGTCTGAAACGGCTGCACCGATGCTGCACCACCCTTTACCCGGATAGGCGAGCCGGGAATGGGCGAAAGAATGTCTTCGTAGGTCGTGGTGTCGGCATAGGTCGTATCGACCACCGGACGCGGCAGGTTGGACAGGGCCAGCCCATCGAACAACTGACGCCCGACGAACGAGCGCTGGTATTGAATGTGCATGACCTTATCGGCCAGTGAATACCCGACCATGCGGTGCGGGCGGGGGAACGGACAGAACACCGCAAACGGCTGATCGTCCACTACCTCAACGGAAGGCTCGCCCGTCTCCGCGTCGATCAGGATCTCGTTCTCGACCCGGTAGACCTTGACCCGCTCTGCGATCCCATCGCCGTCAATATCGATCTTGGCGTATTCTTCGCAAAGCTGAACTGTCTCCAGCGCCTTGGTGTTTTCCTCGCGGTTGTAATAGTCGAGAGTTGAACTCTCGGTGTCTTCAATGTCGGGCGCATCACCATGCGTCGGCAGGCTATATGCCTGGTCGCGGTCGAAACCCATTTCCACCAGATCGGAGCGGGTCTTCTCGCAAACGTGGCAGAGATAATCCGCCTCATCTTCATGGCGGGCACGGGGGTTGAAGCGGAACTCGTTCGTCGGAACCGCATAATCGATGAAGCGCTTTTCGGTAATCGTCCGCTTGATTGCAGCCGTTACCGTGCCGTCGCCATTGTCCTGATAGCCCTCGATCTCCGCGCCTTGGTCGGCCAGCAATGCCAGATCGTCTTCGGTGGCCAAGATCGTTTCACGAACGTTCTTCTCGACCGTTTCGGCTGAAGTCTTGAACACGCCCGTCTTGCGTAGCAGCCCATCATACAGGCCATCGTGCAGGATGCGAAACCCGTCCTGCTGGCGCATAAAGACATAGTTGATTGCCGCCGTGGCATCGTCCGCCTGCTGGTCGTCGGCTTCATCCGTCGCTTCGAACTGAACCGTGCGGTCGCCCGATACGAACGTGCGCAACACCGACTGCTGCATGTAATCGACCGTTTCCTGAACGTCGGGAAGAACGATCTGCGAGCGGCCCTCGACCTCGTTGCCAAACGGCTGCGCCTCGTAATAGGCGAAGGCCTGATTGGTCAGCGTCGAGATTTGGTCGTAATAGCTTTCGGCATTGTCGAACTCGCGGCGCAGGACGCTTGCAAGTTCCTGAATGTCCTGCGGGGCCTCGTTCATACCATCGCCCCCTTCAACTTGCTAAGATCCAGCGTCAGAGCCGCTTTCGGCTCTTCATAAGCGACACAGCCCGCGCCGAACGCATCCGCGCTATGGCTGGCCCAATCGTGTTCGGGGCCAAGGTCGATCTGCCGCTTCTCGTCTATCTTCGGATGATACCAGCCCAAGGCATCACGCCCCGCCTGTGTCTTGACCTCGTCAAAGCGCATCCGTCCGAACAACTCTCGCGCCCGGTCAACACGCTGCATCGCCGCGCCCTTCCCCTGATTGGGAATGACCTCGACCTGATACCCAGCGCCCTCGAGAGCCGTGCGATACGACACATCGAACACACGGTCCTTCGTCTCGCCATCGTGCGGCAGGTAAATCTTGCAGCGGTCCGGCGTGTAACCCTGCGAGCGCATCCAGTTCAGATGCGTGCCAATCGGCTGACCCTGCTTCTCGTAATGATTAACCCAGCGGATCTCCAACCCGACACATTGCTGCGCCCAGAATACGAAGTTATCCGCCTTTGCCCCTGTCCCGCCAATGTCTGCAAACAGCCTGATAATCAGGTGATCGTCTTCCGGCACAAAACAGATGCGGCCATCATCCTTGGCCTTGTTCAGATGCGCAGTGAAATATGCGCCCTCAATCGCGCTGACAAACTCGCCCTCCCAAATGTGCCCGTAACTATGGGGCCGCTCTTTCTCGTCCTTCAATCGCTGCCGGTCGAGAATATCGGGAAACCAAGGATTGTCCCGCCAGTTCATCTGCACGATCTTCGTGCGGGGATCGTCGGAGTTATAGAACCGCTTGTTCGTCGGAGCCTCTTTGCGCTCCGGGTTCCATGTGACCCAAAGTTCGGAATCTTCCTCGCGCAGCGTCGGGATCAGTTTAACCCATGCCTCCTCGGTTACGGGTTCCGCTTCCTCGATCCAGGCCAGAAGGATGCGTGACTTCGACTTGATGCTGTCGATGTTGCGATCAAGCCCTGCGAAGCTGTAACTGATCCGCCCTGACTTCGTGCGAATGTAGGTTTCGCCAATGTCGAAATGCGGGGCCAGCCAGTCTTCCTCGCGGATCGCAATCTTGATCTCCTCTAGCGAACTGTCCGCCAGCGAGTTCATGAACTGGCGTCCACACAGGATAATGCCGTCCCTGCCCTCCATATCCCACATATGGGCGCGAACAGCAGTCATCTTGGCAAAGGTGCGCGTCTTGGCAGAACCTCGCCCGCCATGCGCCCCGCGCACATCCGCCTCGCCTTCGAACACCGGCACCAGCTTGTCCGGTATTCGAAGCTGGACCTTCACTGCGGGCGAACGCCAATCAATTCGATAGTCTGCGCAATGGCAACCGGATTATCCGCATCGCCCGTAACCTGAAGCGGCAGAACCTTACCCACCAGCGTCATGAATGCGGTCGGGTTATCTTCGGCTTGTCGCAACAGGTAATTCACGCCCCCAGCCTGATCCAGCGCACCAAGGATCATTTCCTTGACGTCAGTGGTCAGCTTGTTGGGAACACCCTTCTTGCGACCAGCCCCAGGACGAGCGCCGCCACGATTTGATTTTTGCTGATTGTTTTTCATCCAACCCTCCGTTTCCGCTTCCCGAAGGATGGGCGGTGTCTATGGGTTAATCTCTGTGTGATATATCCCGCCAAGTTACTTGGTGTGGGTTCCCTCAACGCCGCGAGCCATCCGCGCCTTTGTGCGTGCTGCAAGCCAGTGCTGCGCTTCTTCCATCTTGGTCAATGCCAAGGCGTTCTCTCGGCAAGCGTAGGGGCCAGCCTGAAAGGAGCGCATGCGGTCGATCAGGACAGCCATCAGCACTTCGTGCGTAAGGCCGTTGACGCCAGCCTGTGCGATAGGGCCGTTCTGAAAGGACAAGCGGACAATCTCGCCGCCGTCTATAACCGCCTCGTATTCATGGCAGGCACCACCTGCGCCCGGCTCATCCATTACCCGCACTTCAATGCGGTCATTCGCAGCATTCACAACATGGTCAGTCAACAGGCGCATCAGTCCATCCTTTCGATTAGTCTGTGATGATATATCCCGCCACTCGCCACGGATGCGCCTGGAGAGGGGATGCGCTTGCTATGTGCGGTGGGGTGGCGGGTCCGGCGTGGGGGCCGGAAACTCAAAAGGGCCAGCGGTTAAGCGAGCCTCCTAGTCGCAATTCG